CCTTCCATAATACCTTGTACAAAAGCACCAGGTGCAGAAGGGTCTGCTACAATATCTGCCGCTGTGGCTAGATAAAAATCGGGTTGTACTACATTAACGCCATTGACGTTTTTTAACGAACCCATGCCTCTTGAAGATACACCTAACTGAGCACCGCCTTCAATCAATTGGCGGGCAATATTTCCCATTGGTGTGTCTAAAATTTTTGCTTTACCAATCCATTGATTACCATCCTCACGTAAAGATGTAATCATGTGTGATACACGGTCTAGATTGATAGTAGGTGTTTCAGGATGACCTAACTCACCAAATGCACGATTTTTATTAATGTATTCTTCGTTGTAACGATGAACTTCTTTTTTCATTGTGTTGTATTCATACAAACGGCCATTTTTGTTTTTCTTTTCAGCAACTAAAAATGGTCCTTCAATGAATAAAGATTTTTTGCCGTTACCTTCTTCAATAACTTGGTAACTAACTGTTTCGTAGATTTCTTTAATTAGTTTCATAATTACCTTAAGGTTTAATAGAATATGGGCCGTAGTTAAATGCAGCAGGATCATTACCCCAACCAGCATCATAGAAACTAGTATTTTTATGTAATTCAATAATAACTGTGTATGCAGCATTTGCAGTAGTACCTACAGTTTTAATTGTTACGTTACCTGTAGGACCAACAGAATTATTTCCAATTGTTGGTAATTGATATTGTGGATTTGAATCTAAAACACCAACACCCATTGCAATAATGGTTGCTGATGAAGTTGTGCCTTGCCATTTTAATTGTAGGTGTCCAACTTCAGCATCAACTGCAGCAATCACTCTCGAAACGGTAAATGCTGAATTAGCAAAACCTGGAGCAGTTGTGTTGCCTGCTTGATATGGAGCATTATTAGCGTTTAAGCAACCAGACAATGTTCTTGGGTCGATGATAACTGTTTCAGCTTCATCACCACCAGAAGCATCAAAAATACCAATTCTTTTGATGACAGTTCGTTTATTTGTATCAACTAATATTTGTATAGTATTTGAGGTTGCCATTTTTTATCCTATTGTTCTGCTGTCTCTTGTTCTACTTCTTGCTCAACTTCAGTTTCTTCTTGTGTTTCTTCTTCTTGATGAACACCTAACAAGTTTTGAGCAATTTCTTGTTTTTTGGCTTCAATATGAGCCGTTACTTTATCGTGAATAGATGCATATAATGCTTTGCGAAATTCCACACCATTATCATCCATTGCGTAATCTATAATATTTTTATCCATAATTTATTCTCCTAATTAACCTATTTATTCATCTTCATTCTCTTGGTCTGCCGGATTGGCAGGCTGTTGAGGAACGTTAGACATCATCATTTGTTGTGATACATCATTCATCGTTTGTTGTGGTAATCCAAGGCCCATTGCTTTTTCTTCATCAATTTCTTCTTGCATTTCTTTAATTTCTTCATCAGTTAAACGCAAAACATTTCTTTGTATCCATGCTTGTGAGAAGTAACGACCGGTATATGGGTCAACATTACTTAGTAAAGATAACCGTTCTTTCATCAACTCGGCATCTTTAAGTTCGGTAAAGTTATTGTCTTTGATGAAGTCATAATAGATATGCTCTTTCATCTCTAACCATTCTTCATTAGTACAAATACCTTTGAGAACACATTGTACCCGCATCGCTTGGTCAAACAAGTCAGCAAACTTATTACGCATACGGTCAACAAACTTAGCAAACTTTAATTCGTCACGGGTAATTTCGTTGGTACGGCCTAATGAAAAACCAGATGATTCTGGATTCAAACGAGAAACTGGTACGTTAAGTGCTTTGTATAATTTCTTTTCAAAGTATTTAACATCTTCTAACTCACCAAGATTTTGTCCGCCTGGTAATGTAGTAATCTCTGTACCTTTACCACCTTCTCTACGTGGTAACCAAAAGTCTTCCATCATAGACATAAATTTACGGTCATCACGAACTTCACCTGTGTTAGCATCATATACAAGTTTATTCTTGTATTTAACCATGATGTCACGGAGATATTGCTCGGCCTTTAATTTGGGTAAATTTCCAACATCAATATAAAAAATACGACGCTCAGGAGCCCTAGATATACGATAAATAACTGTCGCATCTTCAATCATCCTTAATTGGTTTAATGGTTTTATCGCTTTATGTAGGTATGACAATACCACAGCCCTACGAGAGTCCATAAGACCACTAACAACTGAAATAATCGAGTCGGTGGTAATTCTAACACCCACAGGACCAAAATTGCTAGAAGAACCAGAAACAACCTTGTCATTGTAAATATAGTATTCGTTGATGACATTCATGACCTCCACGCCGGTACGTTCATCTTTTTTCTTTTTAACTTCTCGAATTTTTTTAAGTTTACGAGGATCTACATAACGCATTTCACGAATACCCTCTACTGGATTTTCTCTATCGATAATCATGTGATAGTATAATCTTCCGTCAACATAATATCTACGGAAAACATCTTGAGCCATATTGTTGTAATTTAATAAACGTAATATGGTATTAAATTCTGTTTGTAATGATTTTTTGATTTTGTCTGAAACTTTAAGGTCGTCTAATACCATTTTGATATTACGACCATCGTCATCTTGGCAAATAGCTTCATTGATAATGTCATCAATGGCTGATTCAATTTCTGGCTGCATTGCCATTTCACGATAACGACCAATCAGTTCTATTTCATTTTTAGCGGTGCCGTCTAGGTCAACGTATGTGCCATAATAAGCGGCAGAAGTAATGGTGAGAGCGCCATCGTCATTTACCGGAGGCGTGAAAGATTGTTGCACGGCTTGGTCATCATTGGACTGCTGACGTGCAATTGTAAAACCAAAGAGTGAAAATTTATTAGCGGCCATATTGTCCTATATCAAATCAAAAAAACATAATGGAGGGAGTTGGCTCCCTCCGTAAAATAAACATATTAACTGGTAGTTTTTGCGTTACTAATAGCAGAACTTGTAATACCACTAGTATTATCTTCCCAATATTGATAAGCGAATGTAACTGAATATTCTTCAATTGCATCGTTATTACTCCAATCTAAATCGATGGGAGATAAATCTATTGGAAATAAACCAACAACATCAATCTTTTTGATAACTGAACTATCTTTACCAAATTGAGTTACTGTTGCTGTTCTTGTGTAGCCTTGTTGACCTTGAAAACCATTTCCTCTCACGTTAGTTACATGAGTATTAATTTGGTTCATCCATTGTTCAAAAGCGGCTCTGATTACAAAATCTTCATCATTAATAACTGTTACTGTCCAATCTTGAAAAGTTCTGTTACCAGCAAACTTTAATTCACGACCAAAATAATTTAATGATACTGTACCTATTGTTGAACCCGGTAACTGTGCTGATTTAACCAAAAGATTAGAGACTGCTTGAGCAGCAGGACCTTGAGCTACGCCAGTTGGGAATAATAAAGATACTTCGAATAAATTTGCACGGGCGCCGTCAAATTTTATTCCAGACCTAAATTGATTTATATCGAATGCCATTTTTTTCTCCTATCGTCCTGTTATTTATTAAGCTGCAGCAACGACTGTGGTGAAGTCAACGCCAGTTCTAACAGCAACAAAATTCAACTGAATAAAGTTAACTGAACGAGCAGGTTTGATATAAATGTCACCAACAAATTGGTTTGAATCAACAACTTGAGGTGTATTATTTGTAGAATCACAAACAACACGGAAGTCATAGATACCACGGCGTGCTTTAACGTCTGTTAAAAATGGTGTGATGAAAGAAACAAATTGATTTTGCGTATTTACATCATTAAATTCAAACAACGAAAATTGTGATGCTCTTGCAATTGTTTTCTCTAATACAATAAACAATCTACGGACATTAATTCTATCAAATGCAGATGGTCTAACTTGTAATGTTTTATCACCAAAAAGAACAGTACCTTGACCAGGGAATGTAGATACAGGATTAACACCTAAAGAATATATCTGGTCACGATTTGTTTTTGTTGGATTCCATGCTAACTTAACAACATTTTTAATATTACCACGGTTAAATCCAGCAGGTGAATACCAAGGTGCAGTAACGGAATCTGTGTATACACATAGACCAGCAATATCTCCATTTAATGGTATCCAACGATATACGTTGTTGTATTTGTCAAACATATACTTCCAACCAGAGTCGGCAACAGCGTATGAACTTGAACGGTTCAATGAAGTATTCCAAGTTTGAATATTAGCAACTTCACTGCCGTTTTGATTAATCACAGCTGAAGATGGAGGAGATACAAAAGCAAGGCAATCTGCACGACTAATTGCAGTATCGATAACAGAACCTTGAACTGTATTGCTTGCTGCACCTGTAATAATTAAAGAAATATCCGTTTCATCTTTATTTGCAAAATAACTATAGGCTGTTATTAAAT